TTGATCTCCCTATCATGTCTTCAATGTAGGCTTTGGCTTCCTTCACGGACTTGGCGGGTAATACTCCTGCCCCCAAGTCTTTCTCTATAAGCCTGATGAAAGCCAAAGCTACGTCTTCGTTCTTACCACGCAACACCGCGCCGCGAAACCAGTTATGAACAGTAGCGCGGGAAACTTCTACCGCTTCAGCTACATACTTGGCTGGCAGGTTTGCTGCAACACATAGCTTAGCCATCCTGTAGCCGATGCGGTAGGTGTCATCCGCACTATCTAACTCACTTAAAAACTTTGTACTGTACGGGCGCGACATGGTTCTCCTTATTTCTTAGTCCACTTTTTAATTACATCAGTAGCATCAGTTGCTTGGGTAGTGGGTTTCTTTGCCGACTCCCGTACCACTGGCTCAGGGGCTTCCACTTCCGGCGCTGCTTCTCCCTCTTGTGTAGCTTTCTTCTTGTACACGGTGAGTTTGATAGCTGACTCCGCTGCTGATGTCTTGCCCTGTTTGCTGATGGTCTCATAATCATTGGGGTCAACCGCGCCCGATGGAGAGAACAGCACTTTAGGGAACTGCACTTTGGTATCGAACTGCACTTTGGTGACCAGACGATTAAGGCTGATGTTGTTGCTTGCTACCATTGCACCGTACGACTTGAAAGGCCATCTTCCGTTCTCTTCTTTGCCAAAAGACGATGCTGCGGGGATAACGAATTCCAAAACGTCACCAGAAGGGTCCTGTGGGAGGACGACAGCGGTACGCCATGACAGCTTGCATTTCGCGCCGACACCACTGTCGTTACTTCCTTTAGCGGAGTTCGGGCATACATCGCACGACGGTGCACAGGGCTGTTCAACATCAGTATCTGGCTTAACGGAATCGTTTGACCAGCAAATGGGTGAAGCGACTTTTCCTTCTTCATACGTACCCTCGTAGCACTGACGCGACGCGCTATGCGCTGCACGAACAAAGATAATGTTCATGTGACGGTCTTCGATACTACCAACTTCTTTACCGCCTACCATCTTGCGGAACACGCCGCCCTTGATTGAAAGGCGCTTAGTTTGATTAAGACTGCCACCGGCCAACGCCGCTGTATCTTCATCGACGCCCGACTGAATGATCATCGGGTTGTTTGCAAGAATCGTTGCGAGTTCTGTACTCATGGTCATTTCCTTTAATTAACTTTATTTAACTGTGGGCTTCTTAACTGTGATGGTAAATTCACGCATCACGTTCACACCGGGCGGCAAACCTTCATGATGCCGCTCAGACATGAATTCTTTAAAATTATTTTGATGTAAATGTGCAGCGAACAATTCAACAGCACCATGCTCAAGCACGAACTTGTTGAAGTTATCGCGGTCTGAACAGGTATACCTTTCTTTCAGTGATTTAATAACTGTGCCGCTATTGGTACGTAGACTCTCGACCTTCATCTCGTTGCACCCAGCCAGCATCGCTTGCTCAAGAACCACCATCTCGGACTTCAATTCAAGATCGCGTTCTTTAAATTCTGCCTCTATCCTGTCACGCTCGTTTCGAATAGTCAAGTAGGCTTCTACTAATTCGTTCATATCTTTCATAGCTTTACCCTATTCCCAATTCAGATTTATAAAGATCAATCAGTTGTTCATGTGAATCAACTTTCCCTTGCAGCAACTTGTACATTCGCTTCTCTACGTCTGACCCCTGTAGGTGAACCACTGTCATACGATTCTTCTGACCCACGCGATCAATACGGGCGACGCACTGTAGATAAGTTTCTACACTCATAACAGGAGACCAGAAGACGATAGTGTCGGCAGCAGTTAGTGTGACGCCGTGTGATGCTGCTTGAGGCTGGATGACCAGCACTCGCGGTGTCGGCGTTGTTTGGAACTTATTAACGATCTGCCCCCGCGCCGCAGCAGATACCGCTCCGTTAATAATCTCGTTGGTGACACCATTGTCAGTCAAGTGCCGTGAAACAAGATCGATAGTGTGAGTGAACGGCACGAACACAATGACCTTGTTCTCGGTCTCGTCTAGTACTTCATCCAACGCTTTCAGACGCGGGGCTATGTCGAACTCAACCACCTCTTTGTCGTCGGAGTACACCGCGCCGCCTGAAATCTGCAAGAGCTTACTGAGCCGCGCCGCTGCGTTTACTGCACTTATCTGCTCCCCTGCGGCTTCCACCAGCATATCGTCACGGATACGGTTGTAGTACTTGTGTGCCTGTGGAGTCAGCGGTATATCTCTCGTCTGGTACAGAACCTCTGGCAAGTCTAGGCAGTCTGCCTTGGAGAACCTGATCGCTGGCTGCAACGCCCTGAACACCTCGGACTTCGACGTAGGCTTGGGTATCCACTTAAACCGTGTGACTTGGTTCATGACTTTATCCCGCCACGCTGTAGCGTACTTGGGAACTTTGTCTGGTGAAACCAAACGCGCTAAGCCGAACGCATCGAGCGGAGACTGCGATGCCGGTGTGCCGGTCAGCATCCATAAGCGGGTGTGGGGCTGGATTAGTTTTGCCAACATCTTCCAGCGCACGGTACTTGTAGACTTGTAGGCATTGGCCTCGTCCACTACGATCAGGTCGAACTTGCCAGACTTGATGTCATCAAAAAGAATACCTACACCATCGTAATTCGTAACGATAAAGTCGTACTCACCGTTAACGATCTTCTTGCGCTTGGCCGCTGGCCCGTAGGCTACGCCTACGCTTCGGTGCATAGCTGTTTTGAACACATCGGCTTGCCATGCTGAATACATAATTGTCAGAGGGCAGATCACTAACGCCCGCTTCACGATGCCCTGTGACATCAAGTAGTCAGCCGCCCAGATAACAGAAGAAGTCTTGCCCGTACCCGCCTCGTTGAAACAGAACGCGCGTTGTCTAGTCGAGAGGAACTCGGCAGTTGTACGCTGATGGTCGAACGGTGTAAACAGGCCGGGATAGTTGTAGTCACGCGACATCGGTGAGGGCACGTTAGGCATACCCATTGTCTGCGTCAGGAAGGTAGATTCTTTGAGACCCCAGTAGGTAAGCAGTGTGGTCTCGGTGTCGCCTCGGTTTAGTATCTCGCACTTCTCGATGTAGTTTAGAAGTGTATCAGCCAAAGCGTTTGGAACTTTATATTTGAGGGCGGCGTCATCCACCACTGTAAACTTAATATCACTCAATTTTGCCTCACTGTAAATTTAACGTGACCCCTTGCGGGGGTTAGTCGGTTACATCCGTGCCTCAGCAAACATTCGAAAGGGCGGCACTAAGTAACTGATGTAGTTTATGGGGGGAAAAACCGTTGCGGAAAAACCCCCGCCCACCCACACCTTACGGCTATAAATTACTTCTTTCTTTCGCGCTTACTTGTCTCTGACACTAACGCACCAGAGGCTGCTCGTTTGAAAGATCGATTTGCGGACGCTGACTGTACCATCACTCCGTCCTTATTACTACCGCCTTTTGATAAAGCTTTCTTATGCGCGATGTCCTTACCCTCACGCTTGTCTGCCTTACCGTTACCGTTGGCATCCGTTCCCTTCTTGTCCATCGCTCGACGCGCACGTTGGCGCTCCATGCGGTCAGGGTGTTCACCCCTTGCTTTCTCTTGCTCGTACTCTTTTTTGTACGGCCTCGGCTTGTTGACGTATGGCATTTGGTTCTCCGTGCATTAGTTCGTTAGACGAAGTGATTCGCCTAAACATTCTCTCATTTGACTGCCGCAGTTGCTTTACTGTCGGTAGTCGCCTCCCTTTGTACATTGTGTACGTACTCGTTTCCGCCGATTGTTGTTCGGTATTGTTTCGCGTACGTGTCATTGAAAGATTTCTCCAGTATTTTCAACGCTTCTCTCGTGACGGCTTCCGTAGTTAATATCATTGCTCACCCCATGTACTTCGTCGTTGTGCATCGTTGTTAGGTCTATGCCCCGCCATATAGCTCTTTGGTGGGGGTGCTTGGCATCGGGGTGATACTCCTCGTCCCACTCTTCAGCTTCAATCGGCTCAACGTGAAAGTCTCCCCAGCTTCTCTTCATCATCGACTCCTGTGATGTTCACACGTATTGACCGGACACCAACCACACAGTGGCGTAGGATTCATCTGCCACATGTCATTCTCGTACGACACCTTCATACGCGCAAGGTCGCCGTTAAAGCTATTCCACAACGCCGGAATCTGCCCACGGTGATAGTCCTCTGTTATAAAGTTGTTGTGCATCACGAACATCAGCCCCGCCTTGATCTTCTCTACCTCGGGGAAGTGCGCGTAAGTCATCAACGCCATCAGCCTTAACTGCTTTACATCAGGGTATCGGTCGCTGCCTGTCTTGTAGTCAACGATGAACGCTGTGTCACCGGAGATGATCATCAAGTCAACGATACCTCTTACCCAATACTCTTTAGAATGAAACCCGCATGGTTGCTTGTTCTCATCTAGCGCCATTTGATGTTCAGGAAACCGTTCACCATCGATCTCCAACAGTGGGTCAACCAAGGGCGCAAACCTCTTGTAGTTTTGTGGTAACTCAGTGCCGTCTTTCGCGTAGTTCTCCAACGCTTCATGAACGCTAGTGCCGTAAAGCATTTGTTGTGTCGGTTTGACTTCATAGTTTTTAAGTACCTTTACTTCGTGATACTGCTTTGGACAGTTTATATATTGTTTGAGACCTGAAAACGACCACTTGATTGGCTGCATGGGATACCTTTATTTGTTAACACTCTCCATAACTATGCCCCCATTTCGCCTCACATGCAACAGGTAAACCCTTAGCCCAAGTCGGTGGAATGGACATCTTCTCGACGATGAATTCCATAGCTGCCTCACGCTCCGCCTCGGGTACAACGACCACCGCCGCGTCATGTACAGTTAGGGCGACTCGATACCTTTCATTAATAGCAAGCATCTGTTCGCCTACCACAATCCTAGCCAACGCTTGGACTACATTCTCGACCACTGCCCCGCCCCAGATACTGATCTCGCCCTTCCTCGACTTGTACTTGTACTGAGACTTCTCCCCGGACGTATCAAAGTGTAGCTTCGGATAACGAATCAACAAGCCATTCGGAAGGTATATGCCCTCTTGGGCAACTTGCAACACCTGATGTTGTCCTAGATAAAACGGGTCGCTCTTGGCATCCCAATTGGCTAGTTCCATCAGCGCGTTGTCGCATTCCTTCCATAGCGAAATGATATTGTCGTTTACGCCACGATAAAGATTTACTATGGCCTGACATTCATCGTCGGGAAGCGAGACACTAATCGGCTGTGCGGTAGCTAACGTGTGCTGTAACTTTTTCCAGCCAGTGCCGTAGCCCAGCCCCAAGATACAGGTCTTGCCAACGAACCGCTCCTCTGCATCCTTCTTGGTTATGGTGCGGTTGTAGACTTTGGAAGCAAAGATCGAGTAGACGTCGTCACCGCTGGCGAATTGCTCCACCACATCGTCTTGTCCTGCCAACCAAGCCAGCACTCGTGCTTCAATCTGGGAAGAATCACAGTTAATGACCACGAAGCCGTCTGGTGGGAGGATTGCGTTCTTGAGGGTTTTCTTCTTCTTATCTCGGCTTGGTAAGTTCTGGAAGTTAACCTTGTCTGAACCACTCCATCGCCCAGTGTGTGCGCCGTAATACTTAAGGGGGATGGGCAGTAGTCCTCGATTTCGCTTACCAGTGTCGATGAATCGTGTGATCCGAGACTCTTCCAGAGTTGATTTAGTACCAAGTCTGACTGCACACAATTGTTGAACGAGTGGATTTTCATGTTCCGAGAGTGCAATAAATCCCTCGTCGTTCTTTGCCAGAGCAAATGTCTCTTTGCCTGTAACCGGACTAATTTTTGTTGGCGGTATGACTGGAGGATCGAGTGCTTCAAGGAGTGCAGCGAATTGCTTATTACTAGCCAACTTCTTCCTAACAGCTTCTTCATCTTCGCACTCCAGTTTTACTTTCAACGTCGCCAATAATTCTTTCTTCTCTTTCTTCAAGTCTTCTAGGCGCTGAACCAGCAGCGCATCGTCAACCATAAAGACAGGCTCGATAAACATCCGCAGCGTCATATCAATGAGTTTTATCTCATCGCCGGGGAACGCGGGGGCCATCAGGTGAAACAACTTGTAAGTAAGTTCTACGTCATTCTTGCAGTACTCACCGTACCGCGCCAACTCTGCCGGGGTAAAGTCTGCCCTACGCTTGCCCAAAGCATTGTTTACCTCATCGCCCTTCTCACCGATCTTGTAACGCTCAGCCAACGCGCCGAGACTACCACCTGCATCCACACCATGAAGCGCACGAGCCATGCACAGCGTGTCTAAATAAAAAGCGGGGCGAATACCAAATCGCCAAGCGAGGATCGCCCCGTCGAAAAGGGTGTTGTGACAGAGCAGGGCGGAGTCCGTCCAGTCTGTCAATTCCGTCAGATGTTTCTTTATCTCTTCATGTGTACCTGAAACCCAATACGCCGGTGCGTCATCGATCTTGATGCCGACACCAATCTCCTCGAACTGCTTGTCGCGGATGTACTCCTCAGTGGTCAGGTTCTTAAAACCAAACCCTGTGGCGTAGTAGGTTTCCCAGTCAAGGGTGACTAGACTCATTGGTTTCTTTCTTAGTGTATGGACTAAAACTTTTCTTCTCTTGGCATAGTTTGCATTGCCACCGGATAATCTTTCCAGACTTTTTCATGATGCCCCCCTCGATAGGGCGTGTCACCTGACAGCCTGTACAAAACTTTGTGTCGTTCATTATTTAATTTTTGCAAGTGCGCCCAAGCGCGTTGGTGTACCTACACCCATCAGCATGTCCGCCACCTCTGCTGCTTCCTCGTCAGTCATGTTATTCAGGTCAATGGTTCTGCCATCGACTGTCGTTACCGCTTCAATGCTGCCCATGACCGCCTTGTTCTTCTCAAGGAAGTCGATAATGCTCTGCCGTGCTGTACGTATTTCACTCATGTGTTCTTCTCCTTAATTGTGCGGCGCTCGGCTTCCATCTCGCGCAAGTCCATAGCTACATCAGCTACCCCATGCCAATCGCATCGAGCAATCATTACTTGCAGGTACTCAATCAAAATGCTTCGTTGTGTTTCGTAATTTGAATAGTCTTTCATGTGTTCTTCTCCTTTAGCTTGGCTTCGATGGCGCGGGCAAAACCGCCAAACACATCTCCGTCCAGACGTTCACGCACCCCGCCAAGCAGTTGCACAACCTCCTCATCCGTCAGCCCCTGCCATTCGCGCTGTGGTGGGGTGGTGTAGAGATCAGATACTTTGATCCAATTAGCACCGCAGTCTGTAATCATGTCCGGCGTAATGATTCGAGTACGCCCTGTTTCTCCGTGTTGCCAAAGTTCTGCCACCGGCTCCGGTTCAGGTGCGCTAAGTCGGGCGCGGAGGGTTTCGATTGTTTCCTGAGACTTTGCTACCGCTTGCTTTAAATATCTAGAACGCCTGTACCACTCGCCGTGTTGATCTATGTTTTGTTGCATCTCCCAGTTTTGCGAATCTGCCGCATCAATCAACGCATCCAGCACCTGCTGCGCTTCCTCGCGGGTTAGTGTGATGGTCATTTTTTAACCTCTTTCCATATCGCATAAATACATAGACCAACCCCAAACCATGCAAGTATCACCATAGGGATACCCAGCAAAGCCAATATAATGTCGTTCATAACTTATGCCCCCTATGTTCTCTCGCTCTCTGCTCTCGCATCTGACGGCACTTCTCGCGTACCTCGGTGCTTATGTCAGGGCTAATCTCTGATACACCACAAGGCAGCGGTGGGTTCGTATTTACCGCCTTGTACCCGAACACGACAGTGAACAGTGCGATAGTTATATAAAATGCGACGGCAACGATCTCAGGTGGTTTCATTTCTTGCTTTCATCATTACGTCTGCCCAACCATAAGCAGACTCAGGAACCCAACTGCCCCACGCGCCGCCTGTGTTTAGGATTTGCGCTTGCAGCTTTGGGTTAGACAACAAACCTTGCATCGCTTTCGCTGCAAAGTAATCGCGCAAGTCCATGCCTTGCTGGCCTGACATGTTTGGAAATGCTTTCATTTATCTTTCTCCTTAAAGTACATCATCATTTCTGCGTTCAGCTTCGCCCGTTCCCACTTCTCCCGTCCACTTATCTGCATCAGGGCCAGTGCGAACTGCGCGAAGTTATGCAGCTTCTCAAGCTCGATCTCTTCTACCTCTCCCTTGTTAATACTATTGATGACGCGCATCACACCGACGCGGTAGCCGTTGATCACTGCATCCCATTCGTGGTCGGGCTTCGGTGGCTTAGGCATCTTCTACCTTTATAAAGTCAGTCATGGCGCACCCCTTTCGCGGATAGCAATAGCGCACTCGTTTGCGTAGCCGCCTTCAAACGTATGTTTATCAGCTAACACATCGCACACCTTCGCGCACGCCTCGCGCTCTGCTGCTACGGCTTCACGAACTGCAACACATATAGGTCGCTGGCAATTATTGTGGCAAGTATGAATTCCATCCAATTCCATTTTCTTGCGCTCCGCTTTACGTCCTGCGTCATAAGCAAATTGAGCAAAGCTATCTATCTCCTCGGTGTAAAACCCATCGCTGCACCAAATGTCTCCGTCCTTATCAACTTCACCCAACCCTACGGCTTTCGCTATGCGGATAATGTCATCTCTGTTCATACCTTCCCTTTCTTCTTGGCTCTGCATCTCGCTTGCCTTTGCGCTTGGGTCATAGCGCGACGGGGTTTATCTTTCTTAAAGCCGATCTCGTACACAGGAGTGGTGTCCCTACCCTTCGAGTCCTGTCGCCAATTACACACATGGATGATCTCGTACTGCTTGAACGTGCGCATCAGCCTCTGCGCTGTCACTATGTGTAGTCCGGTCTCGTCAGCAATGTCATACGCTGTTACAGGACGGGCTAATAACATCTGCATCACCCTTGCGTACGTGTCCTGATTAACCTTGTTCACAGCTTGTGTCCCCGTATCTCGCGGCAACGCTTGTGCTCTTCAGGTGTTACGTCCGGACTGATCTCCGCTACTGTGCAGATATTGTGTCTTACCGGAGGCGGCTTCACGTTGACTAGCACAATGAAGTACAGCGTGAACATCGCAATGACAGCATAGAACCCAACGGCTGCGGCTTCAAGCGGTTTCATTTGATCGCCCCCGGATAGTAAGAGTTCATCAACTCTTTGTAGTCAAAGTAATCCTTGAAGCAGTCTTTCATTTGTACCTGCTCTGGACTAACAAACTGCACCGTGTCGTTGTAAGTAAAGACTGTCTTAGGGATTGACGCCGTGCCGAGAGAAAAGTCTTTGCCCTTGTCTGTCACGCGCCAGATACCCGAGTGCTTGTTCTTTGACTTGGCATCTACGGGCTTGCGCTCAACCAATCCCCACCACTTTAAAGTCGGCAACTGATTCGAGCGCACTAGCCAGCGAGGGGCTTTCAGTGGAACATCTACCCAGCCATCTTTATCTGATGGCGCTTGAGTCAGCCACAGCAGTGACGTAGCCATTGTCTTGTTGATGTTGCGGCCATAAATCTTTCCCCACCTGTCGCAGGTCGGGCAGTGGCCGCCGTCACCTTTGATTGTCTTCTGCCACTGTTCGCGGAATGATGTCATAGTTTTTCCCTTTCTCTACCACAGCGCCGTGCCGTGGGTCTCGGTTGTAGGTTTAACTTCTTTGTGCTTGGCCTTGGTTATCAACTTCCAGCCTTGCTGAATAAACTTCTCAGCCTCGTATCTGTCCCAGAATTTTCGAAACAACTTACCTTCCTCATCGTAGACTTCGTACCTCATCAAATCCTCCTCTGACAGTTGTATGCCTGAATCTCTACACGAAACGCGCCAGCGAACTTGCAGTCGGATGCGATGCGGCTCTCAGCTTGTATCTGCCCTATGCTCATGCCAATGAAGAACAAGACCACAGCAATGAGAGACTTAGCCCACACGTTATTAATCCATTCCCACACACGCTTGAAACTGACGCTCTCAATAATCATAATCATCCTCAATGTAATAGCTTGATACTCTGTCTTCATTCTTGCGCCTTACTTCAACCTTCTGCATCTTTAAGGTCACGACATCAGCGGGTTTGTATATGCCCCTAGGGTCGGGGAGTGGCTTCGGTTTAGCAGGTCTACCTACGGGCACACTTTCAACAACTGATTCGATGGTGACGAAATTACTGCCACATGCTTTGCACTTGCGATGACGCTTAACTTCTTTATCTAATTGGACTGTTGTGGACACGCTGCTGCCAGCACTGCATTTAGGGCACTGCATATTGATATACCTCGGAAAAACAACGGTTCAGGGCAACCTGAACCGTCATACAGATCAGATGTGTGCGGAAAGAATCTCACGCTCCAGATACCACTTAGCTTTCTGCAAGTCTTCTATGCGATTGCCTTTGTGGTCGGCTCGTGTAATGTACTTCACTACGTTGCCCAAGTTATAGCCCAGACCTTTAGCTTCAATGAAGTCAATAGTCTCGATGCCACCTGTGGTGTAGTGTGGCGGGTTGTTTACAAGATCGACTTCCTTGCCTTTGGTGATGTTGTAAATATCTGTACCACTCAACAGCCGTGTCTTAGGACGCAGCGGGGAACCTGCAATAGTCAGGTCGATCACGCTGTCCTTCTGCTCTTGCCGCATCTTCCAACGAACAGAGTAAACAGTTTTAGGTGACGCGCCGGTTGCCTTCACCACGGCCTTCGTCTTTGCATTAGGATTCTGCATCAAGAATTTTCTTACGCTCATTCCGTTTTTCATGATCACTTACCCTCTCTGTTTTTCTTAAAAAGATAGTCCTCCCGATACTCACTAGGGGGAACCCACCCATACTTACGCCATACCTTCTGCACATCAGCACCAGCTACCCACTTAAAATTATCTAATGGGTTTATGTGGTATTGTTGCTCTACGTCAGGGACTAACAACTTCTCTTGTCCTACTACTTTGAATTTCAGCATTGATTAACTCCTCTAACTGATGGACGTTCTCCTCATCAATGAGCAACGCTACGCCGCCACTCTTGCGTATATCGTCCATGTTTTTTAACTGAAGGGCAGTCGGCTTGCCCCCATTCGCTTTGTACTCCACTGCAACAAAAAACCCCTGATAGCAAGCTATATCATCAGGGACACCCGAACGCCCGTAACCACCAGAGAACGCAGGAAAGTGATACATCCCCATCTTGGTCATGATGGCGCGTCCGACCTTCTTTACTTTCGCTTCAGGTGTCATTCACTTACCCGTCAGTGAGCAAAGTTCGCCCATACTCATCACTACGATGTACATCGACGGAGAGGCTCTCCAGCCAACTGTCTCCAAGTCGCCCTTTCTGATACCAAATAAACTCAACGGGGATAGCAACTTGTCTTGTACCAACTCGCCGTTATCCGATACAGTAATCATCGCCAGCTTGTGCTTCATGAAGTCGGGCAACGTATCTGCATCGAACATCCTCGTATGGTTGTCGCCTACGTACACCGTGTGCAATTCATTTTCTATATGAACCGGAACGCGATACAACCCCTCTGTCTCATGCGATACAGGTGCTAAACTTTGTATCACGCGCCCGTCCTCAATGACATAGGTGTAAACATCAATCGGCGTTAGTTCTGTATCTACATTCATATTGAGTACCATTTCATGCTGATACCATTATCATCCGTGGTTTAAGTAACAAACTGCCACTCCATCTGTCGCCGCAGTCAACCGTCATTACGCCCAAGCTAGTTGACACGCCGTTCCAGTTATTGGGGAAGAACCCGCTGTCGCCAACGAACTCATACTTAACATCGGGTCTTGCTTGTTCTATTGAAGTCTTCAACATCGCCATCGTCGGGATCAACTCAGCGACCTCGGTTACATCCGCTACACGGCGAAAGTCTTCAACGATGCTCAGGTCAAACGACGTTGATGAAGCATTGCTCGCGTCATCCCACATCGGGGACAACTTCATCCTACCAACACAGAACGAATCAGTCTCGTCATAAAAAATCGCCCACACAGGCTTACTGAATATCTCGCTCAACTCTTGTTGACGCTCGACTCTAGTTTTATCTGCATCTCTGTATTTGTCAAGTACGGATTGTACTTTGGTCATTGATTCTGCTGATAGGGTAGAGACATGTCGATTGCCTAAAGCTATCTCCATCAAGCTGTGTATGATCTCGCCGCTTATACTGCTGCCTTTGCGTATCTCGCCGTAGGACGATGACAAGTTATCAACAGCGCCTTTGATTCGACCACTCAGCAGAGCAGTAATAAAAGTCTGTGTGTCTTTCGGGATAAGACCTTCCTTCTCAATAGTCTTCATCACAAAAGAAACTTTCTTACCAAAGTAAGTCAGCTTGTCGTCGCGCGAACGCCCACGATCTTTTTGCTTCATGCAATTACGAATGGCAAACGACTCCTTGTCTGCCATAAAAAATACTTTACAGATAGGGATACCATCCTCACGCGACAAGTACAGCGGATTCAAATACCCCTCGATTCGTCTACTCGCTGCGATGACCGACAGCCCATACTTGTGCGCCAACTCCCGCACAAGCGGGAACGCTTTGTTCAATACAACTTCTTCCTCAGTGACCTTCACTGCGAATGGATGAATGAATGTTTTCATGTTAAATACTCTCCTTACCCTTGATAGGACGTTAATTAAAGTTTCTCGATTCTTACCATCTTGCCCTTCGGTGCAACAAAGCTGCGGTTCTCCGTCACCAGCCACAAAGTATTGACGCC